AACTTTATCACTGAAATATACTACATTTATGTAGCCCTCTTTTACATTGGAGTCTACATATACAGAATTTACCGGGATAGAAGTATCCTCTAACCTATTGTAAAGAATCTCTTTTTCTTCACCATAGGCATTAATATCAAACTGCTTGAGGTTTACTTCTGCCGCTAATGTTACTCCAGTCTTACTGCCTTTATGTCTAATTAAAGACATAAAGAATAGCATTGCAAATCTATTAAATGCCGCACATAATCTATCATCATATTGATAACCCATTGTATCTCCAAGCATCCACAATAGATCTTTAGGGCATCTTAATGGGTCATATAGGTCCGCAAGATTGGTTATATCATATTGAGTTTTTGTGAGAGCATAATCAAACCATTTTAAAAAGAACCGAAAATCTGAGCTCTCCCGAAAAACCTCAGGTACTGGTATATCTTTAATTCTCATTTATCAAAACCTATATCTCTCATCTAAATCTCTTATCTAAATCTTCTAGAAGATATAAGTCATCTATAAATTCTTTAGCTTCAGATAAAGAGCTAAATGTATGCTCATCTCCATCTCCAGCAAGATCAATATCCACTACATATTCATACTCATCATCATCATCGTTCAAGTAAGCATCTATGAAATATCCACGATATTCCTCAGTAGTGTCTGTAAATGACTTCACGTATCTAAACATACTATATAACCTCAATTTCAGTGATATCAGTAATATATAAGGTAGAAGTTAGTCTAAATGACATTTACTGTAGAGCTTTTCTACTATTACCTAACAATGTAAATACATAGATTTGACAATGATTATTATAACTTCGAATTATTCTTGCAATCTCTGACAATATACTAAAAATAATTTATATTCAACAATTATAGCCAACTTAGGTTGGCTATTTTAGGGCTTTCATCCCCTAATCTTTAGATTAGGGGTTTCAGCTTACTCTATTATAAATAGAATATGTAGCATGATATAGGTATAACATATTACCTCCGTTATCTTATCAAGCACTCGGGTGCTATTCTTATGCTGCCGCTCGCATTACTTGGCTCATTATAACAAGCAATTGAAATTGGATTAAAATATTCAGGGTCACAATTGCTCCAAGTAATTACCGGGTTAGTAGGAGATCCAGCATCAAAATAAGTGATACGATCATCTACTGTTCTAATTAAATTAACGATTTCCATTACAGTAGGCTTCATATTGAAATCTCGATTTGATGGGGCATAATATAATGCTAATGCCTCTTTAACTTTAGAAATAATAACCTCACCTACATCTACACTTACCGGCTTATTAGTGTATATCTGACCTACTACATAGAAGTCAAATACACGACAGTAACCAAATTGTAATTCTACGGACATAGCCTGTAATGGAGCAAAGTCATTAACCACATTGTCAATGAACATTTGCGGTGGCTTATATCTTCTGAAATTTACTGTATTAGATATTTGAGCGGTAGATATCTGACCTTCACCCCAAATACTATTCTTAAAATCATTATGTACTGCAAAACACATAGCTGTATAGTTTTTGAAATTTGTAGCAAATACAAATTTTTGAGGATCTGCAGGATCAAACCCAAGACCTAATGCTTTACTCCAGTCATAGCTATTACTTGAAACACCTTGAGGGAAATCATGGTATGTAATATATTTCTTCTGTTTCTGTGCAGTAGTGAGATTATCATCATTATATATTGCCATATTGATCTCAAGAGCTTTTTGACAATCAATAACTACTCCACAATCTACTCCAGCTTCTCTTCTTAAGAATCGAGTATAGTCTGGGAGTGTAACTAAGCTATCCCAAGTATTTATGTAGTTTCTACTGGTATAGTAAGCTTCTTTTGCAGTTTCCGGGGATTTACCGGTAACTGTATATGTATGAGGAAGTTCAACAGTATTTGATAGGTTAGATATTAGAATATCTCCCCCGGTAAATGACCAGTTATTAGATTGTGGCTTAGCAAATAACGGATTAGTTAGTACATCAGTACCTACACATCCAATAACTCCTGAACAATCTATCCAGAAAATTGTAAGATAATAACCCTCATAATTTGCCAACTGATTAAGATAATTACTTATAGTTATTTGAGCATTTGAATAATTATCATATGTAACGGCATATCGAGGTTCTGGTGTATCAAATTCAGCAGTAGTTGCTACTTGTTTCCATTGAGTCTTATCAAATGATGTAGCTGATAATGAAGTTCTACCTCGTATCCACAATGCAGTTGTATCTACATGCTGTGAGGGCAGTGTAATTACATAGTTATTCTTCTTGACATCTGAAACAGCAACAGAGTAACTTCTTAAATCTCCTTCAACTGCAACACGAGTACAAGATTCACCAGATTTAATAGTTACTATATCACTTTCAGCGAATACATCTATATCTTGAGATAATACACTTCTTCTACTTCTGGAACCTGTCTGACCATATCCGGAAGTCATTGGAAGTAAGTTATATGTAATTACACGAGAAGTATTAGTAATGTCTGTGTAGGCATTCAATGTGCAGAAGTTAGCACCATTAAATCCAAAATCTAATGTAATAGATTCAGATGTATTATTAGTAAAAGTTACTTCTGTTCTGGCTGCGGTATAAAATCCAAGATCATATCCAATTAATGCGAATATCTTTTCTGCATCTTTTCTTTGTACTACAGAAGGTGCAAATAATTCGGAAGCAAGATAATCAATATTAACATTAAGCATATCTGCTGCTGATGCTAATATTTTACCTAATACTACACCAGGATCTGCATCTGCTTCTGGTCTCCAAAGATCAGTAAGTTGAGGTACAAGTTCCCAAAAATCTGCTATGATAGAATCATAATCTCTACTTGAATATGGTATTAAACCTTGTGTAGTGTTTGCCATAATAGTCCCCCGAAAGTTTCAGCTAATAATATACAAGGTTTATCTTACAGTTGTAGACAAACTAAAATTCATTGATAACCGCTAATTATCAATAATTCTGTACCATCATTAGTGCAATATAGATCTGCTTCACTATAATGGGACCCGCATTCTGGGCAGAATTTACCTTCTTCAAAACTACGTTTCATTAGTGAGGCACCACAAAATGCTCCGATTAAAATACCAAAAATAATACTTAAGAGTGCCATTACTACCTCAAAACCATCATCCATATTTAATACCTCACAATTCTATCTTACCCATAGTCAATTGCCTACTCTAAGATAATCTTTGATTTCTTCTGCAATTCTGATTGAATTCTATCTGATAGTCTCCGTAACTGGGTAGCATCCATTTGAGATAACTCTATGTGGAATTTCTCTTCATCTTTAGGGATTATAATAAATGGGATACCATTTTCAGTTAGATATCCGGCTAAATCCTGTAAAACATCAGAAGTTGCAGTAGGATCTAACTTTTCATCATAAGAGATGAATAACAATTCATCTTCTTTGCACTTGAATGTTTCTAAATCTTTTAGTTCTAATGTCATTTATGATCTCCTTACCACTCACAAGGGATCTCAAAGAGAATTTTTGATGTCTGAATAGATACAGTCCCGACTTTGTCAAGAGTGTATTCGTTTTTGTTCTCAGCCTTAGCCAGTCCGCCGATTCCTTTTCCGTTCGACCATCTTCTTACGACTGAAGCCTCTTTCAGAAGAGTCGTCTGTGCACTCGAATTCTCCATCTTGCCAACCAAAATCCAACCGTATTCGCATACTACTATCGTGTTATTCATGATTATTCCTCCATAAAATCAAGTATTTTTTGAATGTTTTTGCCGTAGCCGTTGCCGTAGCCGTTGCCGTAGCCGTTGCCGTAGCCGGAGCCGTAGCCGTTGCCGGAGCTGGAGCCGTAGCCGTTGCCGGAGCCGTTGCCGTAGCCGTTGCCGTAGCCGTAGTCGTCGCCGTAGCCGTAGCCGTCGCCGTAAAGAATCCGATTTAATTCGATTCCCTTTACTTCGCGAACGATGGTGATCTTCTGACAGCAGAGCTTGTCGCCCTTCTCGATATATCCATCTGCTTCGACTTCGAAGACTCGGCTTTTAAATCGCCCATAGTAGTTGAAGACGCTTATAATATCGCGGCAGAAATGGAATCCCTTTCCGCATATCTTGATCCCGCCTTCTATGGTGTATGTCTTGCCGACCTCATACTGGAAGCCTCGGCAAGTCATGTCTTCGTTCATCGCCTTATAGCCTCTCACAGTGTAATCCTCCTCTCAAATTTTATATACTATAACGATTCTCTTGGATATCTGGCTTTTCTAATAGCTTCAGCTACTTGTGGGCCTAAATCTTTGTATCTGGTTTCTGTAGGCGTATTCTTAATAATTTCAATACAATCCCGGATAGCAGATTTCTGATCTTCAGAATATTTCTGCTGGTTCAGTAACATATCTAACTGGAGTATGATCTCATCAGAATTCTTAAGATTCATCTAACACCTTCTTCAATGCTGCCAGATCAGCTAACCAAGCGGTATTTTGAGCAGAATTTTCGATAAAATCCTCTGGAGTATCCATAATGATAACCGGCTTATCTTTTAGAAAATTGATGTCATAAATCACAGTATGATCCATGATCTGAACACCATCAACTATAACTCTTTTATCATAAACATTGTAAGCATTGACACCAAAGCGAATGACAGCACTTTCCAGAAAATCTAACCAAGTACGAATAGCTAAAGTATATTGTGGCAATTTATCTGAATTAGGCTCTGCGGTAAATGCTTCAAATACAGCTTGGCGTAAAGATTGCCAATCTGAACGAAGATTTGTCAAGAACTCATTAAATACTACATTTTCTGGAGCAGATCCTACATCAACATAAGCATCTAATAAGATTACATAATCATCATTATCTTCGGCTAATTGATATGCCAATGAGGTTTTACCAGATCCTGGAACTCCAGTTATGTATAGAATATTGAAGAAAGAATTATCTCCCCAAGTATCTGTATGATATTCTGTATAGGAATAGTTATTCTTCATAGATCTAACACCTTTATTTCTCCGGTATTTTTATTTACTATTTGCATAGTCCATAGAGTACTCTTCTGAACTAACCACTCCCGTGAATCTAAACCATGTTTGTCAAAAATTTTCCATTCTTCTCTACGGGGTTTTCTTCCCTGCATTGCTTAATATCCCCCTAAATTTTCAAATGGGTCAAATTTCTCAGGAATAGTATCTTCCCCGAAAATTATATCACACATAGTGGCATCATTGATGTCTAAAACCTGCTTCATCCGCTTAAGTTCTGATGCTTTAAATTCTCGTTCACCGACAATTTTATTTCTAAATGCCGTATGCGATATTTTACATAATTGGGACATTTTAAGATTATTCAGTCCCTGTGATCTTATTATCTTGTTTAATTTATTTAGATCCATAGCTCCTCCGATCATTATACTATAACGATTTTCAATAATTGAATACAAAAAATGCTCTCATTTATAATAGATGAGAGTATTTTACAACTATTGATCTGCTTATATTTGTTTTTTAAATATAATAAATCATAAAACCATAAATGGTCTCATAATTTCCCGTATTTAATATACGAATATGTATTTAGACATCAAAAACTGTTTTGGTTCCTTTAATTTTTGATGTTAGTGGTGACTCTTTTAGTTTTACTACATAAAGAGCCTGAAAAAGTAGAGATTTTATTTTTATCTACTAGATATAGCATCCTGTAAAACTCATATTAAGAGTTCCAGTGGCTGTACCGTAATTATAAATTTGTACTGCTCCATCAGGATTGATTATCAATCTGATAGTGTAATTATCACTCGGCTGGCGAATAT